TCAAAAACACAGACCCATCTAACTTTATTTCTGGTAGTGGATCTAACCTACAATTAGGAGGTTACTTTACTTCTTACCAGCATATTGATGGTCACGTGATTACAGTAAGACACTTACCATTATTCGACCACGGTGCGAGATCACTAAACAGTCCAAAACATCCTGTTTCTGGTTTACCACTAGAATCATATAGAATGTTATTCCTTGATATGTCTACATATGACGGAGAAACTAACGTTCAAATGATCTCTAGAAAAGGTAGAGAGCTAGTAAGATGGGCAGTAGCTGGTGCTTCTGTTCCTCCAGGATTTAGTGGTGGTAACTCACTAAGAGCAAATGATGTAGACGGTGCATCAGTTCACTTTATGAAAGAAACTGGTATTGCAATCAGAAGAGCTACAAATTGTTTACACTTAGAGTGTGTGAAATCATAAATTTCTTTTCAGAAGAGAGGGGACTTTTGTCCCCTTTTCTTTCTGATTATTTTAACTATTAATAATTTAATCATGAGTATAAAAACAGTAATAATTAAGCGAAGACCTAACGCTACTAATTTGCCTGAAGAAGTTTATTCTGAAGCAAAGAGAAAAATAGGCTCTACGTTTTCTGTGAATGGTGATACTAATACAGGATTAACATTCGGAGAACAAAAAAAATACCTACCAGGTGTCATAGGAATAGATTCCTCTGACGTTAACTTCCAAAAAGAAGTTAGAAAGTATTTTCAAGATATGTCATTGACAATTGAGAATACGGGTACTAAATTAGAAGTAGGTACAGATGAAAACGGTGATCCAAATAACTTATTAGATTACATTAGATATAAATTTGCTCTAGCACATCCATATGTTGCTAAAGATGAACAAGAGTTATATTCTAATAAAAAATATAAGTATTTTATCTATGACACTGCAATTGAAAAAGCTAAACAAGCAGCAGGTGTTAAAAATAGAAAAGAAGCTTATAAAGCATTTATTAAGTTATCTGCTGATCCAGCTAAAGTAAATCAAATGTTATTAGTCTACGGATATAATCCTAAATCTATGGACGAAACACAAAAAGAAATTACTTTAGAGGGAGAGCTGGATTCTAATCCATCTGAGTTTCTAATGTACGCTAACGATAAGAACATTGAATACCAGGCGTTTATCGAAGATTGTTTATCTAACGATATATTACGTAGGGTAGG